GCTACTTAAAATCGCTTGACAAAAAACCTGCACAGTTATATTCCTTGTTCTTAACTGTGCTAGGTGACACCAAAATGCTAGAAATCTCACAAATTCTGCTTTTCATCACCCTTTTGAAGGAGTTCGTCCATCATGAAACGCCACAAAATGAATGCATCAGCCAGTCGAAAACAGTTCAGTTCCAGTGCCTCGAGGAGCCACAAAAAGAACTTTGCCGGCAATCCCATGAGAGGCGGCATTCGGCTGTGACCAATGCCATGCCTACGGCCGATCAACGTCAGTAAAAAGGGCTATGTCGATCTTAGGGTTACGGTTCCGTGTGGCCAGTGTATCGGCTGTCGCGTCGATCGTACCCAGGATTGGACAACCAGAATCGTTCACGAGGCATCTCTGCACGATCTCAATCAGTTCGTTACCCTTACTTACTCAGATGCCCATCTACCGCCTGGAAATACCCTCGTAAAAAAGGACTTCCAGGACTTCATGAAACGCTTACGCAAACACCACCACAAGGCTAACGGTGCAAAGCTCCGTTATTTTGCGGTTGGTGAATACGGTGACACCTCTGAAAGGGCTCACTACCATGCGGTTATCTTCGGTATCGATTTTACGGACAAGCGTGCTCACTCGAAAAATGAACACGGCGATCAACTCTTTACCTCGGACCTACTCGATTCGATCTGGGGCAAAGGCCACGCGTTCTTTGGCAAAGTTACTGTGCAAAGCGCAAACTACGTTGCAAAATACTGCATTAAAAGGGTCAACGGCTCAATGGCTGCTAGCCATTACGGCACACGCCAGCCCGAATTTGCTGTCATGTCACTCAAGCCGGGCATCGGCTCCGGTTGGTTCGAAAAGCATCAAGCCGACGTTTTCCCATCCGATTTCATAGTCCTACAGGGCAAAAAGCGAAGTCCTCCCCGTTTCTACGATGACCGATATGGTCAATCCGATGAGCTCGGGCTGGAGTTGGTCAAAAGCCAGCGACTCAAAAAAGCAATGGAACATCGTGCCGATCAAACACCGGCGCGCCTTCAATCTCGTCTAGCGTGTCTTGAGGCACGCGTTAACTTACGCAAGGGTAAATTATGAAAAAAGTCTGTTCCGTCTACGACAACAAAGCCAAATTGTTTTCGCTCCCGTTTTTCTCGCATTCACTCGCAACAGCTACTCGGGATTTCCAAGCTGCCGCCCTCGATGTCAACTCTCAAATTTCCAAGTACCCTGGTGACTTCGAGCTTTGGACCATCGGCGAATGGCACGAGGAAACTGGTGTTATGGTTCCGCTCGATCATATCGAATTCGTCACTCGGGCCGACGCCCTTACTTTCAAGGAGTAATTGCCATGCGTTCAGTCATGAAACACACCTTTAGCCAGGTTCCCAGGGCGGATATTCCTCGCTCTTCGTTTGATCGCTCACACGGCTACAAAACTACGTTTGATGCGGGCCTGTTGGTCCCGTTCCTCGTCGATGAGGCCCTCCCTGGGGATACTTTCAATTGTCGCGTTGCAGCGCTTGCGCGTCTTGCTACACCCATCGTTCCGTTGATGGATAACATGTACTTGGATACCCAGTTTTTCTCTGTCCCGATTCGGCTGGTTTGGGATAACTGGCAAAAATTCAACGGCGAACAAAAAAACCCTGGGGATTCCACTGACTACACCATTCCGCAAATGGTTTCTCCGGCCGTGGCCGGCTGGCAAGCCAATTCGATGGAAGATTATATGGGCCTTCCTGTGGGGGTCCCTGGGTTATCGGTCTCTGCGCTCTTTTCGCGTGCCTACAATCTCATTTGGAACGAATGGTACCGTGACCAAAACTTGCAGGATTCGGTAGCTGTTCCTACGGGTGACGGTCCCGACCCCGAGGGAACCTATACGCTTCTTCGTCGTGGTAAACGACATGATTACTTTACTTCGTCGCTTCCCTGGCCACAGAAAGGCCCAGGGGTTCAAATTCCGCTTGGTACTTCGGCGCCTGTTCTTGGCCGTATGGCGGTCCTCGATGTCGACGGTAACGACATGGGAGTTCTCAGCGCGGCCGCTACTTCTGGGGCCGTTACTGCCACGGTTCCGCCTTCGGCCGGCAAACCTATGTATTCGTTCCCTAACTCACCTGGTGGCGGCATGTACGCTGATCTGTCCGACGCAACTGCGGCCACTATCAATTCACTTCGTCAGGCTTTCCAGATTCAGAAAATCTTCGAGCGCGACGCCCGTGGCGGTACGCGCTATACGGAACTTATCAAATCTCACTTTGGAGTTACTTCGCCCGATGCGCGCCTACAGCGACCCGAATACCTGGGAGGTTCGAGTTCTCCCATCAACCTCGTTCCAGTTCCGCAAACTTCCCCTACTGGTGCCTACGCGGAAACACCCCAGGGCAATCTGGGTGCTTATGGCGTCTCTGCTTTTAGTGGGCATGGCTTCAGCAGTTCTTTTACTGAACATTGCCTGATTATTGGCATTATGTCCGTACGTGCTGACCTTACCTACCAGCAGGGTCTCAATCGTATGTGGTCTCGAAAGACTCGTTTCGACTTCTATTGGCCGGCTCTTTCTCACATTGGCGAACAAAGCGTTCTCCAAAAGGAAATCTTTGCCTCCGGTGTCGCCCTCGAGGACGATAAGGTCTTTGGCTACCAGGAGCGCTACGCTGAATATCGGTACAAACCGTCTCAGATCACCGGCGAATTCCGCTCGAATTATGCCGCGTCGCTCGACAGCTGGCATTTGTCTCAAGAATTCGCCAATGCTCCGGTTCTCGATTCTGCCTTCATCGAGGAAAACCCACCCATCGACCGCGTTATTGCGGTGCCTACTGAACCTCATTTTCTCTTCGACTCGTACATTAGTATGCGGTGTACGCGGCCGATGCCGGTCTATGGCGTTCCTGGCCTTATTGATCATTTCTGATCATGGGCTTCCTTAAATCACTGGTTGGCATCGCTGCGCCCATTGTCGGCGGCATCTTCGGGGGCCCCGCTGGGGCTGCCTTGGGTGCCGGTATCGGCGGCCTGATGGGCGGCAGTGACAAAGCCAAGGAGTATGAGGCGTCCGGTTCTAAATACGGTTCGCAATTCGGTACTGCGCTTGGCTCGGGGATTAGCAGTCTTATCGGCGGAGCGGACCAGCGTTCTTCTGCCCAGGGCGTTGCTAACGAAACTTATTATCGCAATTCCTATGAGGCCCAACTATCGAAGGATTTCAATGCAAGCCAGTCTGCAACTGCCAGGGATTTCGAATCTCAACAAGCCCAAAAACAAATGGATTTCCAATCCGCCTCTAACGCCAAGCAAATGGACTTCCAAGAACGTATGTCGTCCACTGCGCATCAAAGGGAAATTGCAGATTTACGTGCGGCAGGTCTCAATCCCATTTTATCGGGTACCGGCGGCATGGGATCTTCTAGCCCTGCTGGGGCTTCCTCTGCCGGTGCTATGGCACGCGGACATTCGGCGAGCGGTCCGTCGGCGTCAGCGCCGATGCAAGTCGTTAGCGACATCATCACCCCAGCTTTGTCTACAGCTATGAACGCCAGTTCGGCCATGAACCAAATGGCCAAAACTCAAGCGGAAATTTCGGATATCGAATCGCAGATTAAATTCCGCGAGACGTCTCAAGTCGGCGAAATCGATTCTCGCATTATTCTTAACACGATCGACTCCGCTCTTAAGGGCGAACAAGCAAGTCTTGCTACTGCTCAAAAGGAAAAAGTCGCCCAGGAAATCAAAACGCTTTCTGCCCAGGCGGATGCTCACATTGCGTCTGCTATCCAGTCTCGCGCTGGTGCCGCCAATCTCAGCGCAAAAACCCGCTCAGAAATTGTCGAGGCTTCGGCAAATGAATGGGCGTCAAAATATGGCTTACCTGAAATTCGTAAGTCTCTCGAAGTCGCTGGTCTCGGCAGCTCTATTGCTAAGGACCTCGCTCAAACTCTCGTATCTCTCATTACCAAACGTTCCGTTACGTCTACTACTACTTCCTCCATTGGAAAAAAATAGGAGCATCGTCATCATGTCTAAAATCAACAACTACTCTTCTCCATTTCAATCTCACTTCAACAAACATCACTCTTACTCTCTCACGTTCCCACCTAACTCTCGGTGGACCAAACAATCATTCAAAGACGAATGCGACATCAACACAATCATGTCTCGTTATCAATCTACCGGAGAAATTCCGGTTATCAATGAGCGAGCCCCTCAGTACCTCGATGTCACTACCGGCTTCGATTTCCATACTATGCAAAACCAACTCGTCGAGGCGCAAGCTCTCTTCGACGATCTACCTTCCAAACTTCGTGAGCGCTTCGCGAACGATCCAGGCGAGTTTCTCGCCTATGTTGCCGACCCGACCAATCATCCGGAGATGGCCAAGCTCGGCCTACTCCGGAACCCCCTTCCTTCTGCTGACACGCGAAGCGTTGACGCCGTCCAAGCCCAACCCTCCACCTCTGCTACTTA